CATCTGCTAACACAAATACAATATCATGGACTCTTCCAACTGGATCAGGAACTGGAGCCACCGCATTAACATCAATCAGAATCACTGGTTCAGATGGATCAAGTTATACTGGTATTTCTCCTTCTGCAACATCATATGCTGCTAATGATCCAGGAGTAAGTCCAGGATCACAGACTTACACAATTTTTATCACAAATGCATGCGGAGAATCAACTGGTGTAACTACAAATAGCGTTAATACTACACCACCGTTCTTTCCATTCTTCCCGCCGTTTTTCCCATTCTTCCCATTCTTCCCATTCTTCCCACCATTCTTCCCGTTCTTCCCATTCTTCCCATTCTTCCCACCGTTCTTCCCTTACTTCCCGTTCTTCCCATTCTTCCCACCGTTCTTCCCTTACTTCCCGTTCTTCCCATTCTTCCCACCGTTCTTCCCGTTCTTCCCATTCTTCCCATTCTTCCCACCAAGTTTCGCACCACCACCAACTGGTGGCGGAGGCGGAGGATGTATGTGCGGATATTGCTGGAGATGTTCAGTATGTTGCCCAGGAAGATCGTGCGGCTGTTAAAATTAGTGAGGGTATATGAAAATATGCCCTCATTAAATAACATATGCTATAATAAAAGTACTAAAGGAGATTATTAATGTACGCAATATTAGTAGAAAACAATGATGCTTATGATGTTATTGGATTATATTCAAGCAATAAGCCAGAAGTAATGGATAATCTTGATGCAGTCTATGCAACTGGAGCAACTATTTCAGCAATGGATGTAAGTGCATATAAGCAAACAGCATTGCATGGAGCAACTTTCAATGGTTCATCATTTTCTGGAGGAACCGCAGGGCCTAACCTATTAACTGCCACACAGGAGCAATTGGATTCTTTTAATTTGTATGCATTCTTATCTAACAATGTTGTTGTTGCAAGAATGGCTGTACCATCAGAAGGTCCAAAATCAGAAATGTTTGCTGCTGCAAATGCTGCAGGAATGATCTTAGCAAAGATTCCAGATAGACAAACCGTTTATGTCGGACAAACTTATAATTGGGACGGAACCTCTTTTAGTTCAATAGCATAACTTTAACTTTGAAAGGTTAATCGTATGGAAATTTATGATGAAAACCAGAATCCCTGGTTTACAAAAGATCGTTCAGAAACCGCATCAAACAGATATCCAACAAAGACTTTGCCAAACGGCATAGTTGTAGAAAATCCTGGACTTGGTTTAAATGTTTATAGAAATGTTTTTAGTAAGGATGATGCTGACAGATATATTAAAATACTTGAAGAAAATTTAGATGGTACAAGAAGATACAAGTGGTCAGAGGCACAAGTCACAAACTCTACAACACCAATTAAAAGAGCAAGAGATGCTGTAGACTTTAAATATAAGCAAGAAAACTTAGGCCCCAGAGATGAGTTCAATGGAGAACTGATTGATCTACATGAAGAAATTTATCAAAAATTAAAGTTTTGCATAGACGACTATGCACGTTATTGGGGAATTAATGTTATTTATTATGAAGCATTTAATTTTGTAAAGTACGAAGGAGAAGGAAAACACTTCAATATTCACGCAGACCATGGTCCAGCATACAATGCAACTGTTTCTGCCGTTATATATATTAATGATGACTATGAAGGCGGAGAAATACAATTTCCAAGATTAGACGGCTATACTCTTACACCAAAGATTGGAGACATTGCTGTATTCCCATCTAACTACATTTATGAGCATGCATCTCTTCCAATGAAGAGCGGTACAAAGTATTGTGTCGTAATCATGACTGATATTAATGAGTTAGGTCATCAGAATGGCCGATGAATATCAAAAAGTATCCTTTAAAACATATCGTCCTTGGCTAACAAAAGAAAGTAAGTCTGCTCCAACTCCTACACAAAAAGAAATACCTCAATGGTATAAAGATGCTGATAGGTTTGCTAAAAATCCAATAACTGGAGAATATTACAAGGCTCCAAAAGAGGTTTGTCCATTTCCAAAATCTGGAACTACAGATGATTATGGAATGATCCCAACATGGAAGGCTTGTCCAGCAATCATGGATGCTTTCATGACTGGTTATGTATTTAGAACTCCAACCGATATTACATTTACTAAAAATAGTAAAGGCTCTTTAGATTTTATAATAGAAAATCAAATGTATAGAGATTTTTGTACATCTAGGCCACCAATGCCACAATTTGAACATCCGCAAGGATATTATAAAGATCATTTTGCCTGGATGCCAGATTGGGGAATGAAATTACCAGAAGGCTATAGCGCATTATTTATGACTCCAATGAATAGATTTGATTTGCCTTTTATGAATACTACTGGAGTAGTAGACTCAGATAAGGTTGAGTTGTTGGGTAGTTTTCCATTTTTTATTATTGAAGGCTGGGAAGGAACTATTCCAGCAGGAACTCCATACCTACAAATACTTCCATTTAAAAGAGAAAATTGGGAGCATGAACTTGACATTTTAGATTCATCAACAGTATATGCTAAAATAGTAGATAACGCAAATATTTATCGCCAGCCAGATGGCGGGGTATATAAAGATAAAATTTGGACAAGAAGAGAGTATAAGTAAAAGGAGATATCATGTCAACCTGGACAGAAAAAGAATCATTAGGGTTTGGAATTACTTGCTATAGAGGTGTTATTAAACCAGAATTAAATATTATAGAAAGATTGGAAAGTCTTTTGGGATCTCCAGCGCCATGGGGCGAGTTGTCTCCAGAAGGAAAGCCTTATCACTGGCTACCAGCATATGTAGGATATCAACAATTAATGCCAGATTATCGTGATTGCTATGACTTTAAATTTAAGAAAACTGATATTGAATCAGATCCAAGCAAGGACTCTTTATTGCTTCAAAAAATTTGGCAAGACGTTTATGACGTACAGGCTCCAGCAGTAGATGATTATCGTAGAGATTATAACATTATGCCGTTAAAATATTGGGAAGCATTTAACTTTATCAAGTATGGACCAGGACAACACTTTAAAGAACACCATGATCATGGGTTCTCTTATAATTGCACCGTTTCTTTAGTTGCATATATTAATGACGACTACGATGGTGGAGAGTTATATTTTAGACTGCAAAACTTAAACATAAAGCCAAAGGCTGGAGATCTGTATGTTTTCCCATCAAACTTTATGTATCCACATCAAGCAATGCCAGTACATTCTGGAACTAAGTATTCAATTGTAACAATGTTAGATTATAGTAAAAAGTATCATACACCAGATATGTATGATCCAAAGTGGGCAAATGAATAATGTTTAACATTACTGTTGAAAAAATGCAGGGATGTATTTTTAACATTGAGCCAATGTCAATTAAAAGAGATTGGATGGACTTAACATCTGAAAATCACGCATATAGATGTTTTCCAGTAACTCAATCAAACGTTATAGGATGGTATCTTTCATGCTCAGAGGATATAATTTTTACATGGGATGGAATAAATGATCAGACAGACAAACATGTAAAGATTGTAAGCCCGTCAGGCTCATATTCTGGAAGAGGTCAATCTTCAATAAGTTTAAATACTTCTTTAGTTTTTAAAACAGATCCAGATGTTAGTATTTGGACCATACATCCAGTTAATTATTTTAATGATGACTTTGAAACTATGTCCAGCGTAATAAGTACTTCATTTTATGATAACCCATTGCCCCTTGCACTTAAAGCAAAAAAGGCTAATGTAGAGACAATTATAAAAGCAGGAACACCTATTGCAACAATTATTCCAATATCTTTAACAAATTTAAACAATACAACAATTGAAATTGTAGAATATAAAGATGAGGATAGATCTAGAACAAATGCAAACATTGCTTATGGAGAGGCAGCACAGGTACTAAATTCATCTGGAAACTGGACTGATTGGTATAGAAATGCTGTAAATGAAAATAGTGAGTCTGTAGGGTCTCATGAAGTAAAAACATTAAAATTATATGTAAAAGATAACACCATAGGATGATATAATAATAATATGATACCAGAAGATGCAGTAAAAGTAATAAGACATCCATCAATTACCCCATCTGGGTTTTTTGGCTATGGTCCTGAAAATATAGTTGAGTTAGAAAATTTCATGACTCAAGAAGAGGTTGACTTTTTAGAAAAAGCAGCACGAAACATAACTATTTGGGATGTTACTCAAAGCCATATAAATGAAAATGGAACAGTGATTTATGATTCTGAATTTTGGAAAGATAGAGTTGCAACGGCGCCGTCTTTAGATGCAAATGATCCAAAAATTCTTCCAGTACTAATAGGATTATTCAATAGACTTCAGCCAATTATTGAAGATTTTTTTAAGGTAAAGGTACAGCCTACAGGACAAACAATTGTTAAGTGGAATCCAGGACAGTTTCAAATGCCTCACGCAGACAAAGAATTGCATTTTGGATCAGACGCTGGATTACCAAACGATTTTCCATATTATGATATTTCAAGTTTATTTTATATTAATGATGATTATGAGGGTGGAGAATTATACTTTCCATATCAAAAGGTTCAATTTAAACCAAAGCGTGGTTCGGCATACTTTTTCCCAGGAGACATGAACTATGTCCATGGAGTAACAGAAGTTACAAAATCTTTAAGATATACATGTCCATTTTTCTGGGAAATTTTAGAGCATACTGGAGACGTAAAGCCAGATCCAAATGTAAAGTACCATAGAATTTTCCCTACAGAAGAAGAAGTAAAATCTTGGGATCCAAAAAGGGGGATTAAGAAATGAATTTAGATAACAAAAATAGGCTAACAAAAGATATAGTCGTTTATGAAAACTTTATCGATTCTGAAACTGCTGCTAAACTTGTAAAGGTTTTAGATAAGCATGCAGAACTAGGAACGATTAGTTGGATGCCTATATCCTTTTATGAATCTTATTCTTCTGTTTTGCCACAAGATAACGACGAACATGTAATTGCCGAAGGTTTGCCTTCTGATATTTTTACACAAATTAAAAAAGGTATCATAGATGCCGTTGCCAGTGTTCATGATTTAGACCCAAAGATAATTTCTCAAATTGGATATCATACTCAGAAATGGGAGCCAGGGGCTTATGCAAGAAAGCATTCTGATAATACAGACGAACACGGAAATTCTGGAGCATTTACTAGAAGTAGATATGCTGCATTTTTATATCTGAATGATACCTTTGAAGGCGGACTTTTGCATTTCCCAGATCAACAAATAAGCATAAAGCCTAAAGTTGGAATGCTTGCTGCTTTTGACGGGGGATTCAACAATATGCATGAAGTAACTCTTATAACTAGTGGAGTTAGGTACACAATAGGTTCATTCTGGGATGATCGTGAAGAAGATGCATATCCACAGGAACTAAGAGATGCTTGGGCAGAAGAGATGAGAGAGACTAGAGCCAAGCAGGAAGTTGAAAGAGCCGAGTGGCAAAATCTTCTTAAAGATGGATATAAGATAGATGAAGATGGAAATAAATATCTGTTTAAGGGAGATGCTATTTAAGATGATGGATTCTTTAAAAGAAAATTTAAAAAATAATAACTTAGAGTTTGAAGAGGTAACTCCAGAACTACTTTGGATTAAAGACTTTTTAACAAAAGAAGAGTTAGATTTTATTTGGAATGTGATTAATGCTGCATCTCAAGAAGATTGGGAAGTAGAGTATATGGGAAATCTAAAAAGATTTTGTTTGGAAAAGTTTGGCAGAGAAGATGTTGATAACTTAGTCGCTGAAGGAAAATTTGAAATTACTCAAAATTGGGTAGATAAAAATTTGAACATTAAACACCATCCAGAACAAAATGTTTTTTACGGAAGACTCGCAGATATAATTCATCCTTCTTTTCCAGGACTCGAACTTAGTGGGCTTGCCACTATTCAAAGAATGCAAAAGGGTGTAGAACTAAAATCACATACTGATCAGCATACAGATCCATCAATACACTATGCAACAATAATATACATAAATGATGATTATATTGACGGAGAGTTATTCTTCCCAAACAAAGATATAGCATTGAGACCAAAGCCAGGAGATCTATTATTTTTTCCAGGAAATGAAGAATATGAGCATGGAGTAAAGCATGTAGGTGACGGGCCAATAAGATATGTCATAGTTGGTTTTATAAAAGAAATAGGTCATTACGAAAGAAATAGGTATTAATATGAATAGAGAAATACTAGATCCAAAAGTATATTACTATACAGATGCAATAGATAACTTTGATGTGTTTTTAAAAACTTTAAATGAACTAGACGACATGGAGTTTTATGATGACACCAAGGTTAATCTTTGGCAAAAATGGACATCTTCTAATGACAAAGATTTTATCTATGGAGAGACAAAAACTTTTGATATAGATGCCATCTCAAAGTCTGACGGTATAGTTGGAGAAAAAAGCAAGTATATTTATGATGCAGTCATGACAACTCTATACAATGTATGCAAAGATTATGCAGAGTCCCTGGGTGATTTTGACGAACCAAGACTATTCCCAACCTTTAATATTAAAAAATACTATACTGGAATGGCAATGGGTGCACACTTCGATCAGTTAGATGGGGATAAGACTTTGAGATACTCTCTAGTCATGTACCTAAATGATGATTGTGAAGGTGGAGAGATATCATTTCAATTAAAAAATTATGATGGTGGATGGAACAGCAAAGACGGATGGGTTCATGGTGCCCCACCAGTTAATTTAGATTATGATGATGCTGTTGCAAACAATGCAATAGATTTTGGAATAAAGCCAAAAGCAAATAGCGTTATTATTTTCCCAGCAGAAGCACCATATTTTCATACAGCACATACAGTAAAATCTGGTGTTAAGTATATGGTTCCAGGTCACTGGATTCACAACAATATGCAACTTAACCAACAGCAAGGTATGTAGTGAAAACAGCCATAGTTACTGGTGCAAGCAAAGGTGTAGGTTATGCAACCGTTAAACTTTTATCTGAAAATGGATATAAGGTAATTGCATTATCTCGTAATCTAGAAAACATTTCTAATTTAGTTTCTGATAATGTCGAGGTTTATCAATTAGATATAACTCAGCCAAATGCAATTAAAGAATTTTATGAAAAATATAAAGATATAACATTAGACCTTTTAGTTAATAATGCTGGTGGTGGGTCAGGACCAACAAGTATTATAAGAGAAACCATGGACAACTTTAGAATAGCCTATGAGATTAATGTATCTGGCCCAATGTATCTTTCTCAACTTTTTGTACCAGCATTACAGAAGTCAGAATCTCCAACTATCATTTTTATAAGTTCTTTGGGTGGCAAGATTCCATATCGTGGCGGAGGTAATTATACTAATGCCAAAAGAGGTCAGATGGCTCTAGTAGATACTATGAGGATGGAGTTTTCTGAATATAAAATTAAAGTAACTGAAATCTGTCCAGGTACAATAGATACACAAACTGAGAAAAGAGATTGTGCTTTAACTGCAGAAGATCTTGCCAACTCAATTCTTTGGGTTTCAGAATTACCATCTCACTTTAATATTAATCATATTGAAATGAATCATGTGTTGAGTAGTAAGTTTGCGTAATCTAACCCTAAATAATAGCATTAGAGTTTTATAAAAACAAAAACTCTGGTATACTTTACTAATTACAGTTTCTTAAGGAGAAAAACAATGTCTGATTTTTTTAGTTTTCGTTTGTCTGAAGAGTTCATAAATGAGTATAAAACAAAGGAAGCGCCATTTGGTTTTACAGATGCAGGTGGCAATTCATTAGGAGAGATTACATTTATTCGTACCTACTCCCGTATGAAGGAAGATGGTACAAAAGAAAGATGGCATGAGGTTTGTCGTCGTGTAATCGAGGGTATGTACTCAGCCCAGAAGAATCATGCTAAAGAAAACAGACTACCATGGAATGACTATAAGGCACAGTCATCAGCAAAAGAGGCATATCAGAGAATGTTTGAACTTAAGTGGACTCCACCAGGACGTGGTATGTGGGCATTTGGAACTCCACTAACAATGGAAAAGAAAAACTCTGCTGCACTACAGAATTGTGCGATGGTTTCTACAAAAGACATAGATCGCAATGATCCAGGACAATTGTTTGGCTGGGTTATGGATGCATTAATGATGGGTGTGGGTGTAGGGTTTGACACTTTGGGCGGGGAGAAAAATCTAAACATTTATAATCCTACAGAACCACCACAGGTATATGAAATACCAGATACTCGTGAAGGCTGGGTAGAGTCTGTTAGATTACTAATTAATTCATACTTAAAGCCTAATATGTATATCCAGGACTTTAACTATGACCTCATTAGGCCTTTAGGTGCCCCTATTAAGGGTTTTGGCGGTACAGCAAGCGGTCCTGTACCACTTATACAGTTGCACAAGCAGATCAAGTCTGTAATCGGCGGTAGAGCAGGAGAAACCCTTGACTCAAGAGCAATAGTAGATATCGTTAATCTTATTGGTACATGTGTTGTATCAGGAAATGTTAGAAGGTCTGCTACCCTGGCTTTGGGTGCAGCAGAAGATCAAGATTTTATGAATTTGAAGAACGCTGAGGTTTTTCCAGAGCGTAATTCATTTGATCCAGAAAATCCAGGTTGGGCATGGATGTCTAACAACTCCATCGCTGCGACGGTAGGTACAAGGTACGAAGACTACGTAGACCTAATCGTTGATAACGGAGAACCAGGATTTATCTGGCTTGATGTAGCACGTAACTATGGTCGTCTAGCAGATCCAAAGGATGGCAAAGACTATCGTGTTATGGGCTTCAATCCGTGTGCGGAGCAGCCATTGGAATCATACGAGTTATGTACACTTGTAGAAGTGCACTTGAATCGTCATGAATCTAAGGAAGACTTCCTGCGGACACTCAAGTTTGCTTACCTATATGGTAAGACGGTAACTTTGATTCCTACACACTGGCAACAGACAAATGGAATCATGCAGCGTAATCGTCGTATTGGTACATCACTTACAGGCATTGCATCCTTCTCAGACAAATTTGGCTTGCCTGTTGTGAGAGAATGGATGGACGAAGGATATAAGACTATCCGTAAATATGATCATTCTTATTCTGAATGGTTGTGTGTTCGTGAGTCCATTAGAGTCACAACTGTTAAGCCATCAGGGTCTGTATCAATTCTCTCTGGCGCAACTCCAGGAGTACACTGGGCACCAGGCGGAGATTATTTCTTGAGAGCAATTCGCTTTGGGAATACCGACCCAATGATTCACTTGTTCAAGGCTGCTGGATATAAGATGGAGGCTGACCTTGTATCTGCGAATACAACTGTCGTTTATTTCCCAGTTCATTCTGGACATCCAAGATCTGAAAAAGATGTTACATTATTTGAGAAGATTGCGCTTGCTGCTACTGCTCAGAAATACTGGTCAGATAATGGCGTTTCTGTAACGCTTTCATTTGACAAAGAAACTGAAGCAAAGCATGTAGCGCCTGCCTTACATATGTACGAAGGACAACTAAAGGCTGTTTCATTCTTGCCGATGGGAAATCACACATATCCTCAGCAGCCATATACTCAAATAACTAAAGAAGAATACGATAGTTATATTGGAGAGATCAAAAAGATTGATTGGTCTGCTATTTATGACGGAGTAGAAAATCTGGAGGCACAGGGCGAAATGTACTGTACTACAGACGTTTGCGAAATAAAAATCTCGTAGTATGATAAAATAGACTCATAATGTCTATCCAATCTAACCTATATGCAGAAAAAGCCTTCGCAGAACATCCCATTGCTCTTTGGTCTTTAGATGATAGCGCAGACTATTTATCATTAATATCTGACGCTGATAGAAACATTTATAGTTGGGCTACAGAGGGATGCTCCGTTGAGGAAGCATTAGGAGTAATTGGGGAGCCTTTTACAAACTCTAGTGTAACTAAAATATCTGGAAACGTGATATCATCTGATAGCGGTTCTTTCTCATGCGTTAGTTCAAGCATTTTAGATTTCTCTGATATAAATAAAGACTTAGGAACTTTTTGTATAGGTGTTTATGTATATTCAAATAGTGCTTATATAACTGGTTATGAAATTGGTTATGAGTATTACGATGTACCACTAGGTGACTGGGTAAAAAAGACAAAAATATTTAACACAACAATAATGGAAAAGTGGATGTTTCTTTCTAATTCCTTTGCTGTACCAAATATTAGCGGTGAAATGAGATTAGTATTTAAAGCAAACTTCCTTGGAGGATACTCTGATTCTGAAGAAAACACAGTTTTAGTAAATGGCTTAACCCTTGGGCAATGGTCAGAAGAATTTGCATCAACATCTTTAGGAATTACTCCAGTGCAAATACCGACTGGAATATTTAGTGAAACTGAGTATGGATATCCAGCAAGATCATATGGGTTAGAGGAAAACACTGGGTACTATCTTATTAAGAAAAATTCTCTTGTTGCTAAAAATGTTGGAGCACCAATGGTTTACGGTACCGCAAACTGCACAGTCATAACTCCAAACGACGGTAAGCCATCTCTAATTGTTCCATCTGAAGGATTTTTAAATGATAATGGAAAGTATAGAACATATACAGTTGAGATGTGGCTAAGAGTAAATTGTAATGCCACAGAACCTAAAAAAATATTTGGAAGTTTAGTAAACGACAGTGGCTTGTATGTAGATGGTCCATTTTTAGTTTTAAAGATAGGAAGCAAGTCGGCGTCACATTACATCGGGGAATGGACAAGACCAATGCTTGTTCATATTTTATATTTAGATAACTCTTCAAAACTTTATATAAACGGAGAAGAGGTATTATCTTTATCATATAAAACTGCTGATTTAGAATTTAATTCTACAAAAGAATGGCTTGGTTTTTGGTCATATGAAGACGTATCACCAATAGAGGTAGACTGTGTAGGAATATACCCATATAAAGTTTCTAACATTGTAGCCAAAAGAAGACTCGTTTTTGGCCAGGGTGTTCAGGCACCAGATAATATAAATACAGCATACAGTGGGCAGTCTTTGCTTATTGATTATGCATTTGCTGATTATTCAAATAACTACTCTTATCCAGATATAGGAAATTGGAATCAAGGAATAAATGATAATTTAAATTCTGAAAATAATATGCTTTCTACGCCAGACTACAGTCTTCCAGAATTTTTAATTAATTATCAAGGAGTAAACAGCAGTTCATATTACAACGACTGGCTATCTATAAACTCTGATTTGCCTTCTGAATTAGGAGATGAATATTTTAAGGTACGGCCAAACTCTGACTACTGTGCCCAACTGTATTTTAATAATTTAAATTTCTTAGCACAAGAAGTTAAAAGTATCTACGGTGTTTTTAAGAAAACTGGATCTCCAAGATATATTAATGATGTTGAGCAGCCTATGACTTTGTTTAAGGTTATAGACCCTAATCAAAATTACTTCCATATATATCTTTATCAAGATGCAAAAAAGATTACATATGTTGTAAAGTTTGGAGATAATCCACCTACAGAAATTGAGCATGAAAATATAGAAGTAATAACTGGCGAAAAGTTCTATGCTGGTTTTCATATTGAAAATTTAATTAGATGGTATGGAGGAGAAGTAGCAGCGATACTTGGCAATATTTCACAGTGCAAACTTTATATTGGAAATGATGAAAATTTTGCTTCTTGGTTTGATGGAAATATTTATAAAGTTGGACTTTCAAATGCTAGAAATCATTCTTTAATTGCACCAGCATTTGGGGCAGATGGACTTCCATCAGATTATGACACAATTGAAGACTACATACACTCTATTACTTTAGATGGAGGATTGTACAATCAGCAACTCTGGGATTATATTGCTAATGGTGGAACTGCTGGATTAATGCTTTTTGATAAAATATTAGATCATACCGCTAGTTATACATTAGTTGCATCAAGATATTTTGATGAATATCAACTCGATATAGATACAGTTGGGTATTGGGAAGATTATCAGCCACTAACATATTATGCACAATTTGTTGATGATGCAGAAGGGGACAGGGTATACGATCTAGACTTCTTACAGTTTAATATAAACTATCCAGCGCCATCTAAGTTTTTTGAAATAGAAACAGATCCAACCGAATGGAGTTATGCAGAACTTTATAATAAGTTTAATTATCCTAAAAAGAGAACATACGATTCTTTAGATAATTTTTTGTTTACTGGATATCGAGATTATGAAGATTTACAATATAATGTAACTAGAACATATAAGTATGATACTAGCGAATCTCTTGTAAGATCTTTTGTAAGTTTCCAATATACTCAAGCAGGAGCAACTCAAAGTAGTTCTTTCTTTACACATATTGAACCTGCAGCAAAAGAAGGAACTGTAGAACCAGGTAGCAACTGGGTAAGCAGTAAGTACGAAGTCATAGATAATATGATTATTTATCCTCCGTCTAATGTAGATTTTAATGAACTTTCTTTGGTGACTCATCTAGAGTTTAAAGTAAAAAATATTTTAAGAAACAAAGTTAAACTTAAGAAACTAGAATACTGCTCTCAGGCTTTTAATAATAATAGCAATCCTATAGGAACAAGTCCTTATGTAAAGATGTATCCGTATAAAAAATCTGGCATTTACTATAATTACAAAGGAAAAAATCCTTACAGTATTTATAAAAATACATCGCCATATTTATATATGACAAGAACAAGCGGTATTCAGGTTAGAGGTAAACAAGATCCTTTAATCAATAGAGGTTTACTAATTCCAATAAATGAAAATCAGACTTCTGACTTTGATAAGATTATGGCTATGCAACTTGCAGTTAGATTTGATGAAGACTACTTCCCATATGCGCCACAACAGATATTTGAAATTGAAGCAAAAAACTCATACATTAGATTTTACATAGTTGCCAATGATCAAACTGGACAAAGAGGAAAGATCTACGGAGTTAATGCATTAACTGGAAGAATAGAAAATGGAATAGCATTTTATCTAAATGGCAAGATTGTTAAAGATCCAGTTCTAACCATTAAACAGTGGGCGTTTCTTGGTATTTCCTTTTCTAATCTTCTTGATATTTCTGGAGTGTTTGGATCTATAAAACTAAACGGACCATTATTATTTAATAATATATCTTATTATCAATCTACCAACCTGCAAGAAGTTCAAAAGGTTTCTAAGCGACCTTGGTTCCAAGTAAAGAGATCTGGCCCTCTAACTCTAGACTGGGAGTATTGGGTACCAGAGTTTTTCCTATGGAACGGTGTTCTGGTACAGTCTTCAATCAGTTATTATGGGGTAGATCCCGAAGACGTCTATAAGAGTTACGTAGGAACAAATAAAATAATAACTGGCACAGACAAGGTTTTTGGTATTGGTGAATGCGAGTACAATATATATCAAAACGTTTTGTGGCAACAGTCTACGTCATCTGCAGTATGATATGGTATACTGGTGGTTATGAAACACAAAGATCAGCCACTTTTTGACAAAAAAGGCAAGCCAAGAATGCCTGGCCAGATAGGCGAAACCAAAGTTACACTAATCGATAAGCAGTATGATTGGGGTATTTATGTTTGGAAGAAGTCTAACGGTAAGTGGTTTACTGATGGAAACGGAAATATATTAAACATTCCATCAATGAAGGGTGATCTTGCAAGAATTGCAGAATTAAAACAAGCAGCAGCATATTATGGAGAGCCAGACGGGGAGCCATATTTTTTTGCGGGTATGGGAAGAGTTACTGATGAAGAGTATAGCGAACAAGTAGATAGAATGAAGGCTGGACTAATTCCTAACCTAAATGACCTTGGAGCAGTACAGGCAGCAAAAGATACTATTGCAAAGTATGGAGACGAAGAATAATGTCAGAAGATCAAGAGTATATTCTTAGAGCAAGCATTGATAATCTTATAGAGCCAACTGACTCTTTTAAAACATCAGATCCATTCAATAAGACATGGACAGAACTAAAGTCATATTCTGGTTTGGATAATAACTTTAAAAGAAGAACATCACGTTTTATGGAAAAGTCAGCAAACGATCCAGGACAAGGTTATATTGATAGCGCAAGAGCAGAACAACACGGACTTGGAGATGCAAAGTCAAAAGAAATTAATCCTGGAACAGTATACAGAAATGGCTACGGTTTATTCGATGTAATCACCCCACCTTGGAATGTTTATGAACTTGCAAACTATTATGATACGTCATTTGCTAACCATGCTGCTATTGATGCTAAAGTAGAAAACATTGTTGGATTAGGTTATGACTTTGAGGTTGCACCAAGTACAATGCTTCGTTTAGAGTCAAACAAAGATACAGATCAAGTATCAAGAGCAAGAAATAGAATTGAACGTGCAAAGATTGAAATGCACGAATGGCTAGAATCATTAAATGATGATGATTCTTTTACAACAACAATGATGAAGGTTTACACAGATGTGCAAGCAATTGGAAACGGGTATCTTGAAATTGGAAGAACCACTCGTGGAGAGATTGGATATGTAGGTCACATACCAGCAACTACAATGCGTGTTCGTAGATTGCGAGATGGCTATGTTCAGATAATCGGAAATAAGGTTGTCTATTTTAGAAATTTTGGTGCAAAAAATCCGAATCCAGTTGCGTCGGATCCAAGACCAAATGAAATAATACACTTTAAACAGTACTCGCCTTTAAATACTTTTTATGGTGTACCAGATATAATGTCGGCAATAAACTCGCTCCATGGAGACCAGTTAGCGTCACAATATAACATCGACTACTTTAGCAATAAGGCTGTCCCTCGTTATGTTGTGACCCTAAAGGGTGCTCGACTTTCGGCAGATGCTGAAGATAAAATGTTTAGATTTTTGCAGACAAGTCTAAAGGGACAGTCGCACAGAACTCTTTATATCCCCCTTCCAGGAGATACAGATACCAACAAGGTTGAATTTAAAATGGAACCAATTGAGAACGGTGTCCAAGAAGGTTCTTTTGAAAGATACAGAAAGCAAAATCGTGATGATGTTTTAATTGCACACCAAGTACCATTATCGAAGATAGGTGGCGGAGACGCAGGATCAATTGCAGCAGCACTTGCTCAAGACCGTACTTTTAAAGAGCAGGTATCAAGACCAGCACAAAGAGAAATTGAAAAAATAATTAATAAAATAATTAAAGAAAAGACTGATATTTTAGTTCTTAAGTTTAAGGAACTAACTCTTACAGATGAAATCGCTCAGTCTCAGATTTTAGAAAGATATGTAAAGACTCAGGTAATGCTTCCAAACGAAGCAAGATCTGCATTAGGACTTCCTCAAAGGGAAGGAGGGGACGAGCCGTTCAATCCTAAACCAGAGCAAGCAGCCAACGACAATGCTGACAGAGCACGGGATGGGGAAAGAACAAATAACCAGTCCGATGGGTCAGCCACAATTAGTGGAAGAAACCCAAAGGGTGAAGGGCGATCATCTCAGTAATTGAGATATTGCAAAAAAAGGCTCTATAATATATTCTAGTATGACTATATCTAAAGCCCATTGGGATACCACTGGCGACTCAGTAAGACTTTCCCTTCCATTTGCGAAGGTTGATAAGGAGAGACGTATCGTCTCTGGTTTTGCATCTCTTGATAATGTTGATAAGCAAGGCGATATAGTTACAGCAGAAGCATCACTAAAAGCATTTTCAAAATTCCGTGGAAACATTCGTGAAATGCACCAGCCACTTGCTGTTGGTAAGATGGTTAATTTTAAAGAAGATAGATACTTTGATCCAGAATCTAAAAAGTTTTATTCTGGTGTTTTTGTTTCAGCATATGTATCAAAGGGTGCACAAGATACATGGGAAAAAGTTTTGGACGGTACACTAACAGGATTTTCTATTGGTGGTCGAATGAATAAGTGGGATGACGGTTATGATGAGAAGTCAGATTCCACAATTAGAATTATTAAAGATTATGATCTTGTTGAGTTATCATTAGTTGATTCTCCAGCAAATCAGTTTGCAAATATTATGCAAGTTGAAAAGGTTGATGGAGTAGATGTTGTTAAGGGACAAGATGTTGCATTAGAAAATGTTTTTTATGATGAAGAGTCTGGTTTGGTTATGGTGTCAGAAGAAGAATCTGTAACAAGTCCAGTTAACGGAAATGAAATGAAGAATATAGGGTTCGTTGAAAAAACGGATAATGAAAAAATGGATATAGTCAAATTCTTAGTAGATAGTGCTAAAGGCATTGATGCTAAGATTAAGAAGGAGGATAATCCTATGGCAAAAAAGACAAAGGTTGAAGAAACCGAAGTTACTAAGTCAGAAGAAATCGCTCCAGAGGCAGATGCCGTAGTTGAAACTACTGTTGCAGAAGTTACTGAAAAATCTGAAGAGGTTGAAGTAGCAGAAGATACTGTTGAAAAGTCTGAAGAGACTCCAACAGAAGAAGTTGCAAAGGCTGAAGAATCAGTTGAAGCACCAGCAGCAGAAGTTGCAGCAGAAGTATCTAAGTCAGATGAAGCAATTGTTGAAGCAGTTGCAGAAATCAAGAATACAATTACATCAGCCTTTAGCGATTTAGTTGAAACTGTAAAGTCTTTGCAGGCAGAAGTAGAAATGCTTAAGTCTACAAAGGTCGATACAGCAGCAGTAAAGAGTTCACTTGATGCAGTCGCCAAAGACATTGCTGCAACAGTTGAACATGTTGACAAGTTTGGAAAGAGAGTAGACGCAGTAGAAGCAGACACTGCTTTCCGAAAGTCTGGCGATCTAGGCGAGATCGTACAGGATCAACCAGAAATGGTTGAAAAATCCCTATGGGGCGGACGTTTCCTCAAAACAGCCGACTTATTTAGTAATTAATAAGCAGAATCACTTAGGAGGTGACAATATGTCGGAAGAAATTAAGAAAAACCAGCCAGGAGAATCAGGCCAACTCGGTGGAACAACACCAGGTTTATATCAGGGACAGGGTGCATTCGCATCAGGTTCTGAAGCAGGATCAAACATCCCTGGCAATTATACTGATGGTGGCGAACTAGGAAATATTCCTAACGCTAACCTTGGTGTTACCACTGGTCCTAATGCCGTAAACCCTTCGGGTGATGCTGCAAGCGGAATCCTACGCCCTGAACAGGCACGTCGTTTTATTGACTACGTTTGGGATGCTACAGTTCTCGCTCAAGATGGTCGTCGTGTGACGATGAGAGCAAACACCATGGAATTAGAGAAGATCAACGTCGGTGAGCGTGTAATTCGTGCTGCTGCTCAAGCAGTTGGAAACTATACAAACACTGGTGCTACATTCTCAAAGGTAGAACTTACAACCAAGAAGATTCGTCTAGATTGGGAAGTATCTGCTGAAGCACTAGAAGACAATGTCGAGGGTGGTGCATTAGAAGATCATCTTGTTCGCTTGATGACAAATGCATTCGCAAATGACATTGAAGATCTTGCTATCAACGGTGATGGTGCAACAGCACCATTCCTTTCTATTATGCCTGGCTTCATCAAGAAGCACAAGGACAATGGAGACTCGCATGAAGCAGCAATTACTGTTACTGACAATGCTTGGACACCTGCAGTAATGCAGGACATCATTCTCGCTATGCCACGCAAGTACCGTGCACTTAAGAATAACCTTAAGTTCTATGTAGGTACAGATGCATTCGCAGGTATCGTTAAGAATAACGGTACTCTTTCAGATGCTATCGCTGAAGCACTTGGCAAGAATGGTAATACATACGCCAACACACAGTCTTACTTAGACGGTGCTGGTCAGACATTCGGTGGAGCACGTACAACTCGTGTTCTAGGTATCGATGTCCAAGAAGTTCCTTACTACCCTGCAGGTTATGTCGACTTGACATTCCCACAGAACCGTGTATGGGGCTTCCAGCGTGATATCATCGTAAACCGTGAATACGTTGCGAAGAAGGATACAATTGAATATACTGTGTTCGTTCGCTTCGGTATCCAATGGGAAGAAGAAGATGCAATCGCATGGGCAGACGCTGCAGCAGAAGCATAATCTGTAAGCAGTAACCTTTGAGAGGGGGAAGGGGTTAATTCTCCTCCCCCTCTTAACTTTTTATTATTCTGTTATAATAGTCACAAGGAGGTAAATAATGGAAGAAAACAATAATGCAGAACAACCCCAGGAACTAAATGCTTGGGAAAAGTATAAGTTAGAAAACGATCAGCCATCAACCAATGTTGAGGCGGTTGCTCAAGAAAATAATGTTGAGGCATCAGTTTCTGAAGTACCAGAGTCTTCTGATGCTATTACAACAGCAGATCTTAGCGCATCTTCAAGTGATACAGTTCAGGCTGTAGGATCAATAGAAAATGGCGTTATCGGTGTTGCTGAAACACCACGTCCAGTCAAGCAGGCTGTTAATGCTTCTCCAACGAAGTCAAAAAAGACAGTAGCAATTTACTCTACAAAGAATGTAAGTTGGAGTTCAGTTGGCAAGGTATATCGTGGATACAACATCGTTACACCAGAGCAGGCTGAAAAATGGTTAACACGTAACCATGTCAGACTTGCTACACCAGAAGAAGTAGCCAAGGAGTTTGGCAACTAAATGGAAGTTCTAAGAGTTCCGCCATATAATTTAAGCGTTACGCTTGATGTTGCTTTAGCAACTACAGAGTATGAATACGCTATTACCGATATGGCGGACTCTTTAGAAACAACGGGTGAAGTTACATCTAATGCATCAGGGAAAGTAACCATCCCATTATCCTCAAAATATGATACTCAGTATAAAATCACGGTAGACGGAGAGGATACATATGTAGACGTAGTAAGACCATACTCAAACCCCAATGACAATGGATCAACCGCTACAGAGGTACAGGCATACAGAAAGAACGAAGAATTAGCAAGAGCAATAATAGATTCGGTTTGTGATGTAGATTTCTATTTTAGAAAAAAGACAATCGAGACGACTGGTTTGGGATTAGATTATATTCCTATTTGGGTAAATGCAAAAAAGATTTTAAAGGTTTATGAAAACAATGTTTTAGTTTATGATGCAGATGATGTAGAAAATTCTACATTTGTGTTTGAAATAACTTCTGATGGATCTGCTGTTACAACAAAGTATCCAGATTTAGTTAATCGTAATGAATCAAACCCAATCCTTTATCCTGGATCACCTACAGATTATTTAGATTTTCTTTTTTCAGAACGAGGTTTTCCAAGAGGTTGGGATTATAAGATCGAACTAGAAGTTGGATATCATAAGGTTCCATCAGATATAGTAAGAGCAACAGAGTTATTAATACACGATATTGATTGTGGAAAGTTAGATTATTACAAGAGATATATTGGTTCGTACAATACAGACCAATTTAGAATTCAGTTTGATAAGGCTGTATTTGACGGCACTGGGAATTTATTAGTCGATAAGATATTAGATAAGTATCGTAAACCGATTGAGTTCGTCGGGGTTCTATAATGGTAATATGCGAAACTCCAGACTTCGCATTTCCAATGCAAGCAGATGTTTATCACCCAATAGTTGAACAGGGTATTTACGGAGAAGTTAAAAAGACTTGGATTTTAGATCGCACAATCGCATGTTCCTTTGCTCCAGCAGGTACAGCATTTAAAGAAGAAGTAATGCCAAACATCAATATTACACAGGATAAGATACTACTTGGACGTGCTAAAACTGACATTAGAGTGTCGAGTTTAGAGGCTCGTAACTCAATCACCAATGTTATTATTACAAACATTCGTGACAAAAATTGTAATGAGGTATACACAGAAACTTCAGGGCCTCGTGCAGGCAAGTCTACAATATTTGAAATAGCAACACAGGATCCATTTACTGGTCCGTTTGGAAATACAGAATATTATAAATTAATTATTCGTAGATCTGAAAATCAGGCGGTAGATGTTTAATGTTAAGAATAAAATTTAATAGTAGACAGTTTGAAAAAGAGATGAATAACATAATGAATTATTCAATTGGTTTCATCGATGGAATTGGTCGTGGTAAGAAGGCTATGTATGCAGCACTAGGACCACAAATATCAGAATTAGCAGGACAGTTTGTAGATGCTAACGCAAGAGTATCTCCAGAGTTATTGCACCATGTATACGAATGGCACAAAACTGGAAGTCCAGAAGCAAGATTATTTGACATTGACTTTACAATTAGTAATATTGGTTTAACATTCAGGTCATCATTAAAACAATCTACATCGATTAAAAATGGATCTAATGTTCCATTTTACAATAAAGCAGAAGTTATGGAAAAGGGTATTGGCGTAACAATTAAACCAACAAAGGCACAGGCATTAAGGTTTGAAATAAACGGAGAAGAAATATTTACTTCAAGAGAAGTTAGGGTTGAAAATCCTGGAGGACAGACAGAGGGACAATTTAAAAATGTTATCTCTAATTTTTTTGGTGTTTACTTTAGACAATCATTCTTAGAGTCAAGTGGCCTTAAACAATACTTTAAATATCCAAAGGTTTATTCAAAAAATCTAAATGCAGGTAAGCGTGGCGGTAGATCTGTTGGACTTAAGGCTGGATATCAATGGGTAGCAAATGCGGGGGCAATTAAATGACAGAATCTACATCAGTATTAAATACACCAGTGCTATGGAT